TGGGTGCTCTTGACATGCTCCGGCCTCGGCACGTCCGAGACCCTGACCATCGAGCGCCACTGCGGCACCTCCGGGTGGCTGCCGGCTTCGATCAACGACGGCACGAGTGTGGTGCCGCTCACCTTCACCGGCTCCTCCGGCACGCCGGCCAGCCGCAATCAGGTGAAGATCGACGGCGGCGGCCCGCTGCGTGTGACCGGCACGGCGGCGGCGGTCATCATCAACGCCATCCCGGGCACGCCGATCATGTCCTGAGCATGGCCGCGCATCGCATCTCCAACGCAGACCTGCACCAAGTGCTGGAGATGGTGGCCGAGGGCTACCATCTGCTGGAGACGTGCAATCGGCTGGGCCTGCCGTACTCGACCGTGTGGCGGCGACTCAACGAAGACCCCGACCTCTGGGCGCTGTACCAGAAGGCGGGCGAGGCGTTCGGTGACGCCCGGGCGTTCCGCATCTCCGAGGAGATCCGAACGGAGCCGGACCCCAAGCGGGCGGCGGTGATCGCCAACTTCGAGCGGTGGATCATCGAGAGCAAGGCGCGGCGCGGCTTCGGCAAGGTCACCCGGCACGAGCACACGGGCGAGGTGGCCATGAACACCCGGTCGGAACCGGAACTCATGGCCATGCTGGAGCAGAAACTGGGGGCGCTCGGAATCTCGGCCGAGGACTTCAAGGCGCTGCTCAAGAGCAAGCGCAAGCCGCAAACGCTCGAAGGGCAGGTGGCTCCCCCACAGACCCCGGCCCTGCCGGTAGCAAACAGCGGGTCGCAGGGCTAGACTCCGGCGCGCGGGGCACTCCCGCGCCCGTTGCCCGCCGGTTTGCGGGCTGGCCATAGCCAGCAACGAGGATCCCTCCATGTTCTCCAGCGTCAAGCAGATCTTCCAGTCGCTCAACTCCCACTTCCCGCCGTCCCAGATCAAGGCGCTGTTCCAAGCCATACCGAAGATCGTCGGCGCGCGTCAGCGCACGGCGCAGGGTCAGACCACGACCACGATGGCGAACACCGAACTCGCCGTCACGCTCGAACCGGGCAAGTCGTACGCGCTCAAGGTCGTGTCCAACACCACGATCCCGGTCACGCAGGGCATCAAGATCGACTTCGACGGCAGCGCCATCGACGTGAGTTCGTTCTTCGCGGTCGCGAGGTATTACGCCGGGGCCAGCGCCGTCGAGTCGGATGTGGTGACCGCGATCGACACCGATCTCGCCACGGTCGTCGCGGCCACGTCGTTCCAGATCGACGGCCAGATCACGGTCGGCCCGGGCGGCGGCACGCTGACCATGCGTTTCGCGCAGCAGGCCGGCCCTTCCGGCACGGTCACGCTGCCCCGCTACCGCCGGCCTCCGTGCATCCTCCTCTCACGACTGGCTCACCACGACGGTAGCGGGGCACCTTTCGCATGGCGACCCGCGCTGAACTCCTCCGGCTGATCGAGCAAACGCTTCTTCAAACGGAGGCGCGTACTGCGCTTCGTGCACTCGTTAACGGCGTTCAGGACAACATCGACGCTGGCGGAGGCGGCGGTGGCGGGCCGCAAGCAGCCAAGATCTTCGCGCAACTGGTCACGGCGAACTCGACCACCCTGATCGTCGGCACGGATTTCACCGCCATCGTGCCCTATGACATGACGCTCGACGCGCTCGACGAGTGGGTGATGACGAGCGACGACACCTGCTCAGTCGTCGTAGACGTGCAACGCGCGACCGTGGCCGCACCGACGACGTTCGCCAGCATCGCCGCGAGCGCGAAGCCGACGCTGACGGCTGACACCTACAACACCGGCGCGATGACCGGGTGGAGCACGTCGCTGTTGAAAGGCGAGCGCGTGCGACTCGTGGTCGAGACGGCCAGCGGCACGGATAAGGTGCAGGTGATGATTCCTGCGGAGAAGACGTGATGGCTGTGATCCCGTTTCGCTACTACTCGGGCAACAACTTGCAGGGTGTCAGCGGAAGCCTGCTGACGCTGCTCCGCACCGTGCTCGTGACCGGCGAAGGATGGACTGAGGATTACACGGGCACGAACCAAGCGATCTTCCGGCAAGCGACTGGCAGCGGCTATTCGCTGTTCGTCAGTGACAACGGTGCGCTCGCGGCGGGAGCGCGCGAGGCGCTTGTTCGGGGCTGCGAGTCGGCAACTGCGATCACGACGCTGGTTGACCCGTTTCCGCTCGTCAGCCAACTGGCGGACGCCAACTGCGTATGGCGCAAGAGCGACACCGCCGACACCACCAACCGGCAGTGGTACGCCGTCGTCACTGACAGCGGCTTCTTCGGCCTGTTCGTGTTCTACGGCTCGTTTGCGTCCGACTACTATTGGTTCGGCAACGCGCATCCGGTGTTCACCGGGGACAACTACGCCTGCGGCATTTCGGTCCGTCGCACGGGCAACACCTCTACCACTTCGGTTGCGCTCGACGCACGAGACACTTCGCTTTTCGGGTCCAACTTGGGTGGCATCTTTTGGGCGCGAACTGAAGACGGGCTGTTCAAGTCCCCCGCCGGGTCGCATTGGAGGGCCAGCGCATCGACGATTTTTGGCTCGACGAACAACCCGGCGCTGTGCGGCCAGTACCCGCATCCACGAACCAACGACCTTGCGGTGTTGCAGGCGTTCGCCACGTCCAATGGTGGATCGGCGCAGAACACGGTCAATGGCAGCGCGTCGCTCCGGGCAGCCTTGCCGTGCTTGTTCTACCCGCTGATCGGGCAAGCGGCACTCGTGACCGGCATCGCCAACGTTGACACAGCGACCTCGACGCCCTACGACGCTAGCTCCAATTTCCTGTTTCTGATGCAAAACAACTCGAACACGAACAGCGGCGTCGTACTGCTGCAAACCGCTGGTGACTGGAAGTTCCCCGAATGGCCGCCCTAGGCGACAAAATCAGGGTCATCCCGTTCCTGCCATTCAACTACAGGAACGCGATCGCCAACAACGCGCAGCCCAACGGCAACGGGCCGATCCAGAACGCCTCTCCGTTCTTGGCGAACCCCGGCGCGTCGATGACGTGCATCGACCGAAACGGTGCTGTGGCCTATCGCGGCACAGCGGACAGCAGCGGCATCTGGTCGTTCTACGAACTCGGGCCAGGGTCCTATTACGTCAACGAGGCCAACGCCTCTCGCCAGTGGCTTATCGAGGTCGACGGCACGCTGGCCTTCACGGTCACTGCTGTCGAGTCGTCCTTCCCGTTCAATGCGTCCAGCGGCAGCATCGGATGAGCACCCAGATCGACATCGCTGCACTTCGAGACGCGATTGCGCTTGCGCAGGCGATCGAGGAGCACCGCTCCCGAAACCTGTTGTACCGCTTCTTTCCTGATGACGACGACGATCCGAAGTATCCGTCGCGCCATCGCTACCCGAAGCACATGGAGTTCTTTCGGCTGGGCCGATCGACGTTCTCCCGCTTCGCGATGGCCGGCAACGGCGTCGGCAAGACCGAGGGCATGGGTGGCTATGAATTCGCGTGGCACCTGCGTGGCGAGTACCCGGACTGGTGGGAGGGCATCAGGTACAACCACCCGATCAGTTGCTGGGCTGCGGGCAAGACGCACGAGAGCACGCGCGACATTCTGCAAACCAAGTTGTTCGGCAAGCCATACATGGAGCGGCAGGGCGGCGGCCTCATTCCGGTGGACTGGATCGACCTCGATTCGATCTCTCGAATGTCGAACCCGGCTGGCCGCATTGACTCGCTCCGCATCAAGCGCAAGGACGGCGGGTACTCGTTCGTCAAGTTGAAGTCCTACGACCAAGGCGTAGATGCGTTCGTCGGCACCGAGCAGGACTTTATCTGGCTGGACGAGCCTCCGCCGATCGAGATCTACGCGCAGTGCGCTGCTCGTACGCGAAACCGCCCGAACGCCCGCATCATCATCACGGCCACGCCACTCGAAGGCAGGACCGAGACGGTGCGGATGTTCCTCGAAGATGAGGATCCGACGCGCGTCGTGATCCGTGCCGGTTGGGCTGACGCGCCACACCTGACCGAAGACGACAAGGCGAAGATCCGTGGCAGCCAGCCACGCTACCTGCGCAACGCGGTCGAGTTCGGTGACCCGACGCGACAGGGTGGCGCGGTGTACGCGATCGACGAGAAGGACATCCTCGTCGAACCGTTTGCGATCCCGCGTCACTGGCGCTGGTTCTACGCGATGGACACCGGCTTCAAGTACACGGCGGTCGGCTGGTTCGCGCACGACCTCGACTCGGACATCATCTACCTCGTCGCCGACTACAAGGCTGGCGGCTACGACAACAGCACGGGCGACCCGATCGACTACACGGTGCACGCCACCCGCATCCGGTCCCGCTCCAAGATCCTGACCGGCATGATGGATCTGCCCGGCGTGGCCGACGCCGCCGCCATCAACCTCGCGGACGGCAAGAAGATCCTGCACCTGTACCAGTCGTGCGGTCTGGACCTGATGCTGCCCAACAAGGCGGTGATCGCCGGCATCGCGGCCGTCACCGAGCGGATGGCCAACGGCACCTTCAAGGTGTTCAACACCTGCTACTCGTGGCTCAAGGAGTTCCGCGAGTACAGCGTGGACGACCAAGGCCGCCCCATCAAGATCAACGACCACCTCATGGACATGACCCGCTACGGCATCATGTCCGGGCCTGCAATCGCCGTGTCCCGGGCCGACCGGACGGGCGAGCCGAGTGTGAAACGGCTATCCTTCTGACATCACCCGGGGATCACACATGAGCGTCACGACCGAGCAAATGCTGCAAACGGTTGCCGAGACCGGAGTCACCGAGTCAGGGGTAGCCGTGTCCGACGAACTGCTTGCGGCAGTGCAGGCGTACGCCGAGCGCACCAAGTACCTCGACAAACTGGGTGAGACGCTGGAGAGCCAGAAGGACGAGGCCGCCATCTGGCGTCGCGAGTACGAGTCGCGGTGGGAAAAGAGCCTTCGGCAGTTCAACACTGGCATCGTGGACAACCTGCCGTGGGCGAAGGACAACAACCAGCGCACCGACACCGGGCACGAGAAGTTCCAGCGCGCGCCGGACAACATCACGCGCGCGAAGACGCTGGCCATCATCGCCCGCCGACAGGACATGCTGTTCACGGGCAGGAACTGGGGCCTGCGTCCCAGCCCAGACGCATCGCTTCCCGACTTCGCGATGGCCCCGATCATCGCCGCCGAGCAGAACGGTGCATCGCCCCGCATGGTTGAAGCGATGAAGAAGGCGGAGGCCAAGCGCCGCTGCCGCAACATGGAGCGCAAGATCAACGACGTGCTGGAGGAGTCCCGGTACTCGAAGCACGGCCGTCAGGCGACGCGCGACTCTTGCATCATCGGCACCGGGGTGATCGAAGGGCCGTTCCCGATGGTGGTGCAGCGCCGCGTGTACAACGCGCAGACTGGCGCGACGGATGCGGTGTACGACATCGTTTCCCGTGTCGAGGCGGTGGATCCGGCATGCTTCTTTCCGCAGCCGTGCAGGCACATCGAGGAGGCGTCCTACGCTTTCCGTTTGCACATCATGTCGAAGACGCAGGTCAGGGGCCTCATCAACCAGCCCGGCTTCGACCCCGACCAGATCAACCGCCTGCTGGGCATGCCGCCCAGTCTGGGCGTGCTCACCAACAACGTCACGCAGTCGGGCGGCAGTGCGTCGGCAGGTGACAGCAAGATTCTCGCTGGCCGCTACCCGATCTGGAAGTACCGTGGCCCGGTGCCGCGCGAGGCGCTGATGTACTTCGGCTTCGGCATTCCCGAGGACGACCACACCACCGAGTTCATGGGCGAGATCTGGATGTCGATGGGCGTCGTCATCAAGGCGACGCTGGCAGCCGACGACTGGAACCCACGCCTGCCGTACTACGTCATCAACTACGAACGTGACCCGGACTCGTGCTTCGGTTTCGGCGTGCCGGACGTGATCGCCGCCGACCAAGACACCGCAAACATCGCGTGGAGTGCCGCGAAACTCAACGCGATGGCATCGGCCAAGCCGATGATGGGCATGGTCAAGCAGTATCTGGTGCAGGAGGAAGGCAACTACGACCTGACCCAGATCGGCCCGTTCATCCTCAAGGGGGTGGACGACATCCGCAAGGCAATTTCGTTTGCCACGGTCCCTTCTACTAGCGACTCGATCCTGCGCATCTTCGAGATGGCTAAGCGCGGTGCCGACGAGCACCTGTTGCTGCCGGCTGCCGCAGGCGGGGACGCCGCCATGCCGACAGCGCAAACCGCCAGCGGGCTCGCGATGGTGATGAACGCCGGCAACATCGTGCAGCGCCACGCTGCAAACGAGTGGGACGACGAGGTGACCATCCCGCTCATCACCGCGCTCGTGAACTACGAGATGGAGTACGGCGAGGACATGGAGGCCAAAGGCGACTTCGACGTGGTGCCGATCGCCAGCACGCAGTTGCTGGTGCGCGACGTTCGCATCCAGCAGGGCATGGCGCTGCTCGAACTGGCGCAGCGCAACCCGGTCATCGGCGCGCGCATCGACACCGACGTGATCGCCGGCATCGTGCTGCAAGACCTCCAGTTCCCGGTCGAGGACGCGCTGCGCTCCGACGAGGAAGTGGCCGAACTGCGCGAGAAGATGTCGCAGCAGCCGGACCCGGAAACGCTCAAGGCGCAGACCGCGCTGGAGCGGCAGCAGATCGAGAGCGAGACCCGGATGTTCGAGGCCCAGTCCGCAAACGAGCGAGAGATGATGAAGGTCGAGGGCAACATCCGCGTCGCCGAGATCAACCGCGAGTCGGAACTGGCGAAACTGGCGCAGCAGGATCAGGCGCAGGCGCGCGAGATCATGAAGGAACTGCGCATCGCCGAGGGCGAACAAGCCCTCACGAAGTCGATGGCCGACATGCGGACTGCCGTGGCCGCGCGCAATCAGGACATGCGCGACTACATCGAGCGTTTGCGACTGGCCCAGAAGTCCGTCACCGAGGCCGCCCGGCTGGAGGACCGCCGCGAGAGCCGCACGGTCCAGCAGCAGGTCGAGACCCCGGTTCGCATCGCGCAGTAAGGAACCAGCATGACCGACAAGATCAACCCGATCTCCCGGGACTGGGC